GTCGGATTGTGTTGACGGCGTTGAGAAACTTCTATCGCCTCACATTTCGAAGACGTCAACGATTTGTAGTTTGGATGACTCATTGCATTCGGTGGGAATTATGAAGCCAGTTGCTCTTTCTACGGGTGCTGGAATGCATGTCCCCGGTAAGAAGGGTGATTTCATGTGGGAATTGTCTATAGGCGGTGAGACGGTTCGTGCCGCTGGTCAGGAATTGCGTGAGTCGGTGAATGACTTGACGCATCGCCTTATTAAGGGCGATGTTCCTCCGGGGGTGTCCAAGATTGCGTTGAAGGATGAGATTTTAAAGATCAAGAAAGTTGTGAACATGTCCACCAGGATGATTCATGTCGTCTCTTTAGACGAATACGTCCTTGGTAGAATGATATTTGCTGTCTTCCTCGAGAAACTTTATACTCTTCTTCAGGCGTATTTTGGAATGTGTTTTGTTGTCAACGCGCATGGGAAGGATTGGACATGGATTTATAACCGATCAGTGTCGTCCCGTGGAGGGAAGCGCTCGCGTCTTGGAGCTGACTTTCGCGCTTTTGATCTGCATCACCAATTTTTGTTCATGTTCTTCGCTTTTGAGCTCTTGTTGCGGTTGGCGTTGAGGGGCATTGTGATGCCGGATGCGTTCGTTAGGGTTATTGCTTGCTATCTTTGGATGAAGTTGGTGAGAGTTACCCGAGTGGACGGCGTCTGGATCTATTGCTTCCTTGGTGGGCCTTCTGGTGACATTTTCACCGTATACTTTAATTGCGTTTGCCAGTTGTTTTACTGGTATGTTACGTGGTATACAATTCGGGGTGGAGGCACATTTGAGGAGTTCATGAGTGAGCTCGGCGATCATTGGTGCTCCCTTGGGGACGATTGCAGTCTTGCAGTGCCAGTTGAGGTTTCTGCTTGGCTAACATGTCCCAAGATCATAAGCGTTATGCGTGAGCGTTGTGGTCAGGAGATTACCGGTGATGGTCTGAAGTCCGATTTGGAGTATGGGGGTGAGGGCGAATTTCTAAAGCGACACTTCCGTGTCGTTGGTGACTTCGTCTTTGCCCCTTTGAAGCTCGAATCTTGTCTAAAGATGTTGCTCTATTTTGAGGAGAAAGAGAGCGTTGCATCGAATGCGTTCAGGAATTTCCAACTTCTTTCTACTGTGTGGGAAGAGTCGTTTTTCCATGACGATGTTGTTAAAGACATGCTTCGCTCTCTTGTGACTCGTCTAAGGCCAAAGCTAGATCCCAGATTCCGTAGCCGTGAGTTTAGAAGTGATTCTGAGCTCTTGGAGGCGTTCAAAAATGGAACGCTTGGATTGTGGGATAGGTGGAAGCCTAGTGACGAGTTTGAGGCCCAATGTGAGAGGGC